GATATTAATATGTTAAATCAGATAGTTAAGGTTATGCGGTTTTTCTATGGGGCATCGGTGGGGCATTTTGAGTAAATGATGCGTTCAAAATGCCCACCTGGTCATGGTTATTCTCGGTCATCCATTTACCGTAAACCGTGAATAGCATTTGCGCTGACGAATGGCCCATCTGGTGCGCAACGAAATTTGGGTTCGCTCCGGCGACCAGTGCCCAGCACGCATATGTGTTCCTGGTTTCATAAGACCGTCTTTGTCGGACGCCTGCACGACGCAGGGCAGTGCGCCAGGCTGAATTAATGGATCCGGGGACGTAGCACATCGTCTTCTTACCGTTCATTGAAGTAATGGACGGCGAGAATATAAAGGTGCATTCATCGGTTCTCTTTTTTTTGTATTCCCGTAGGCTGACGCTTACCTTGTGGGATGCCATCATTCTGGTCAGTGGCATTTGCGCCTTGAGTGCATCAATTGCTGGCTGGGTCAGCTGTATTGTTCGAATCCCGGAGTTGGTTTTTGGCAGGGTGAAGTTTCCCTTCAGGGAATAGTTCCGTGACACTGTAACAGTCCAGTTGACAGTATCCACATCCTCCCAGGATAACGCGCTTAGTTCGCCATGCCTGACGCCTGTATTTACCGCAAAGATAACCATATTCTGAAACTGTAGCGTTGGGCAGGCCGCAACCACTCTCTGATACTCATCAGAAGTAAGAGGATCTGGAATGGGTCTTTCTTTTGCGAGAGGGGTAATACCTGCCATCAGATCGGTTTTCAGGTAGCCACTTTTGAAAGCAAAGCTCAGCATCCCGCCAAGGCATGCCATATAGCTATTGACTGTAGGAACGCTTCTTCCCTTTTTGGGTGGATGATTTAGGCCATGTCTGGTCTTCTGCCAGCCGTTCAGTAGCTCCTTCCTGGCACTAAGGATATCTTCAGTGTTCAGGCTGCCGATATACCTGTGCTCACCAATTGTTTCGATAGTGGTTGTGAGGTGGCAATCGTAACGCCTCAACGTCCCGAGGCTAAGCTCCATCTCTTTAAGCCCAAGCCATTTCGATTTCAGTTCAAGTAGTGAGATTTGCTTTCTGACAGTGCTGAATTTCTCTGCGTTCGATGAATCAGGGAATTGCGAGGCATAATTGAATGTGCCTGTCTTTATCGCAAAGCAGACTGAAGCCCGAAGTTCGCCTGCCATTTTCCTGTTTTTTGGCGTGTCAGGAACGCCGAGATTTTCCCTGACACGCTTCCCCTGATATATGAACCATATGCGTAACGATTCGCCATGAACCTCTACGCCTGTTGGGTATGCTGCCATAATCATTCCTCGTTTGATGTGCCAAAGGACATTTAAGCAGATATTCTCCGGCGTTTCGCTGGGCTTTGGTGCTCGATCCAGTGGTTTATCTCATCGCGGTTATACATGATTGGGCTGTTTTGCTTAGGTGCCATATCAGGGGCAACATGGCGATAATGCTTTCCCTCCATCCAGGTAGACCGGCGGGCATGCTGAATCATGTGCTTTGACATGCCGGTTGTCGCAGTTAAAAGTTCCTCTGTGACCCATTTATTCGGTACCAACTGAATAATGTCGCTCATGGTTTTCTCCAGGCAAAAAGAAGCCGCCCGTAGGCGGCAATAACATCAAGGGATGTGATGCAGTGCTTTCGCACCCAATAGCCAGCTCATAACTGGCTATCAGTTGCGTCATAACTGACTGCGGATTTTTTCCAGATATTCAGGGTCAGGGGCAATCTCGTCACATAATTCAGGCTCTTCGAGAGCATCACGAAAAGCAGCCGCTACAATCTTCCCACCCAAAAACTCCATACCAGCGCTAACTGGTGGCTCTTTACCGTCCTCATACTCAAATACGAACGTCATCTTTCCCATAATTTCTCCTCATGCCGCACGCTGGGCGCGCAGCGATTTGATATGCTCGCTCGTCTCCAGTTCGGCGCGTATCTGCGTCGCCTCACGGTGATCGAGGTGCTCAAAATCATTGTTAAAACGGTCTATTGAAGCGGTGTTTATCCGGCCCTGTCGCCAGTAGCGGACTATCTGTGATGTGCAACTGTGGATGATGACGGGCCAACCGTGCTGGTCAGCGTAAATCTGACCCCGTTGAATTAGCTTGAACATTTTGTTGTACCACCGGTATTGAAAGGTCGATACACCAGGAAATTAGTGAAACTTCATCTTCTGATTTCGGATCGCCGTAAACGTAGCTTTTAGCTCCTGGCCTTCCTTTTGCAGGGTCGAAAACTTCAATTCCCCGCTCTGCTGTTAGCGAGATGAGAATCTGATGTAGCCCACCAGTTATGTTTAGCGATGGAACCGTAAGGAAATAAATAAAACCATAAAGCAATTCAGCCTTTCGCTGGCTGCCATAGAAATACGGGATTTTGTAATAATCCAGCGCATCGTCCAGCCAGTCTGTTTTGTCGTGGAATGCCTGATGCCAACGCGCCACAACTTCATCGACAGGCTGACCGGCAACCATAGCTACGCATGTAGCCATGCAGGTATTGAAGGTTGGTTGTTGTTGATGCTGCAACATTACAGCCCCCTCTGCTTACGCATTAGTTCAAACTCTTCAAGAACCCTTTTCTTTGCTTTCTGGTAGGCCTCGGAAGCCGCTTCTTCTGTATCGTAATCACCAAGATAAATGTCTTTATAATTGACAGTTATCCTTGCGGACCACCTACCTGATGGGCGTTGAGTTACACCAACAAATCGAGATTTGCTTCCTTTCAATTTCCTTCTGTTCAACTGCTGTTCAGATGGCGTGGCCCAACGACAATTTTCCGGTGAATACCCTTTGTCATTATCGATGCGGTCCAGCGTAAGCCCATCAGGACGAGCGCCCATATCAGCGTAAAACGAGTTGAAGTCATGCCATTGATGGCAGACATTTATTCCTCTACCGCCATAATCCTTGTATCTCTTATCTTTAGGGTTTTCGCATCTATGTAGCATCAACTCCCAAATCCTATATTCTGAAGAACTCGACATTCCGTGAGTCCTTTTTGCTTCAATCTTTAAGCAGCCACATGATTTTGTGTGTCCACTTTTAACGAAACAAAGGCGAATAATTTTAGTGCTTCCGCAATCACAGGAAAATTTACCCTTGTAAACCCCTTTTTCATCTTTGGGGAAAGGCTCAATTAGCGTGAGCATGCCCACCTTTTCGCCAACATCAAATTTCACGCGCATATCATTTCCCCACCTGTTTCAACCGTAGTTCGATATCATTGGCGCAACTAACGCACGTCTGGCAGCCGGGAACGGCAGCGCGTCGCGTCTCGGGAATTGGTTCGTCGCATTCTTCACAACGCTCAGCTGAAACAGCGCTGTGGTCGATGCGGTGGGTGTAAAGGGCAGCGTTACGCTGAAGCTCTTCAATCTCTGCTGCGGTGTCGATGATATCGCCCATTGTCAATGCTCCCGGAACTGTCGGTTAATTCGGTTGAAGGTGAACGCCAGCAATAAAAAAGGCCGACTTAGCGACCTGGTGATTAGTGCCTTCATGCTGCACCGCCATTTTTTTCGGCTAGCATCAGTCTTCCGTCGCATAGAGCGCGGACGATTTCCTGATACTCCCAGCCGAAGTACATGCTCTCGACGTAGACCCGTAGAGGAGGATAATCATGCTGTTTGCGGCGAATGAAAGCCTCCGCTGCTTCACGGGTAAAATGAGCGTTGATGTTCTGCCACTCTTTACGTGTACCGCAGACAGTGTGTCCGTCAAGGTCCGCCAGTACTTCCCACTGAGCGTCTTCATCGAGATCCGTAAAGGCTGTGTCGCATTGGTCAATGCAGAAGGCGTTTAACTCTTCCTGCTGCTGTTCATCCAGATCGTCCCAATACTCTTGAGGGCTGTCCCATTCGCATTCTTCGAAATGGACTATCTTCGATTCGCCGTACTCTTCTGCCAGGCCATAAATGGTTGCCTGCTTCTGAACCATGAAAATCGGATCGGCGGTGGCGTGACGATTAACACCATCGCCGCGATGGTGATACCTCAAGCGCTCAATGAAATCTGCGAATGTCTCCGGAGTTAATTTCGCTCCGTCTGCTATCGAATTGCTCATGAATCAACTCCGAAGCGGCGATTAAGCCGGCCTGTGTATACGACGAACTCCAGGAGGCTAACTCCCAGAGCTTCAATTTTCTTGTGATGCTTGTTGATGATGGGAGGCACCGTTTCGTTCCAGTTTGGCTTTGGCTTCTTGCGCATGGCCTGCTGTATTTCCTCGGTGCAGCGGCGGCAGGCGGCGCGGACGGCGTTTTCATTTGCTGGCGTCATGCGGCCTCCCGGCGGGCGAGAAGTTTCGCCCCGAAAGCCATCAACTCGTCCCGGTCCACAGTTGCGAAGTGGCAGTGTGTACGCGGATACGGTCGCCAGATAATGAGCATGCTGCCTTTATTATTTCCGCTGACTGGCTTACCGGTGACCGGGTTGATAAATGCCAGCCGCCCGGCGGTGATGAAGCGAACCTCGCTGGCGGTCTGAATAGCTTCCTTGAACCAGCCAACCGATGTGTCTGCCGGTACCAGCATGACCGTACCGATCTGATTGGAGCTCTCGGCGGCAGCCTTCCTAACGAACGGCGTGATATCGCTGTATGGCGGGTTAAGCCAGACGTAGCCAGGAATGCTCAGGTAATCAGACCATGGCGTTTCCAGCGTGTTCTGCTCGGCTGTGATGAACTTCCTGCACAGCGCGTTATGCGGCGCGGCGGCGGCATCCAACTGGAAGCAAAACTCAGCATCAAGGGAAGCGAAGAGGGCTGGTGGAGTGCGCCAGAGGTCTCGCTGGTCGAGCGGGGTTTTACTTCCACCATAATCACCCTTCAACTTCTCGGCTGGCAGCGCGGCGGCGATGCGCTCACCAATCCATCGCATTACCGGTACCGCCATACTGTTGCCGATCGCTTTGTAGCGTGGCCCGTCCGGGCATTCAGCAGCATCCTTTCCGCGCCAGCTGATCTTGGTGTGATCGTCAGGAAAGCCCTGAAGCCGCTCGCACTCAATCGGCGTAAGCCGTCGAACTGCCACGCCATGCATTGCCGCTGGTGAAAGATTGGTTCCGCTGCTGGCGCTGGTTAATGTCGGTGATTGCTCTTCCGCATAACCAATGCCACCCGCTTTCGCACCCTGTCCTGCCTTGAATGCATAAGCAATAGCTGGAGGTTGGCCGCTGTTAGCATGGCTTTTATCGTGGTTGCCTGCGCGAATCGTTGGAGACAGATCCGGCGTTGCATCAGCGCCATTATCTTTGTAGCTAAATGCAATGCAGGCGTTTTCTTGCCCGTTGTTTCGTCCAAGAGTGTGTGCTAGCTCTCGGTTGGTGTCAGGATCCTGCGTACCGTGCACTGCGAAAGTCTCGGTATCGAAATCCATTCTGACTCCATGCGCGGTACATGCCGTAGCAACATCGATGTTTCCACTGGTATTTCCGCCGCCGAAAGCCACAACTGGGACACCTCTCCCGGTTCCGTCCTCACTGCCATCAAACCCTTCACCCTTTAATGTGTGGCTAACGTCACCATTAGCGCACTCAGCTATCAGGTGTCCTGCTTGTGCCTGATTGTCGTCAGCGCCACACGTTCCAACGCCTCGTGCAGTAAGGGCGGCAACAGCCTTTTGCGTTTCTCGGCGCGGCGCAGAATCCCGGCGCACGCTGTCGAGCTCAAAAAGTACCGCTGCGGGATCGAATCCTTTTCGAGCACTTGCGACAACGAACACACGGCGGCGTCGTTGGGCCACTCCGAAAAATTGAGCATCAAGGACGCGCCAGGCAATAACCCTTTCTGGTCCAGACACACAACCTGCGTGCGTCCATTTTCCCCCTGCTGGCTGCAATTCACTGCTTTCTCCGGCAAGTCCTGCCAGAAAGCACCCGAAGGCATTGTCTTTGCTGCTGAGCACGCCGGGGACGTTTTCCCAGACGATGATTGCTTCTGGCTCACCGCGTTCGCGGCGCTTTGCGTCGATTGCATTGGCTATTTCCACGTAAGAGAGGGTTAACTGCCCGCGGTCATCAGACAGGCCTTCACGTAAACCGGCGATGCTGAATGCCTGGCAAGGCGTACCGCCGACCAGAACATCAGGCGCTTCTACTTCACCAGTGCACACCGCATCGGCGATTTTTGTCATGTCGCCGAGGTTTGTTACTTCCGGCCAGTGATTGGCGAGGACAGCTGAGGGGAATGGTTCGATTTCAGAGAACCAGGCAGGTTTCCATCCGAGAGGTTCCCACGCTTTGCTGGCAGCCTCGATGCCGCTGCACACGCTTCCGTATTTCATGATGCACGCTCCGGATCGTTAACATCCCAGCCATTACGCTCAATATTGGTTTGCAGCCGCTTATCTCCTACCTCTTCAATGCTGCGGCCGGTAATCTCTGCGACCTCAGCGTTTGAGTGTCTCCACAGCAGCGCCAGTTCTTCGGTAGTCCATTCAGGCATGACTTTTCCTCCTGACGATCGGGCAAGTGAGTTGCGCTTGCTGCGCACGGAGTGGATAGAGCGGCCGGTTGCCGCGGCGATTTCTTCGGGAGTGAATCGTCCAAACAGAAACAGCTCTGCTTTGGTCCACTTCCTGCAGTTGGTATTGCCCGGGAGTTTCACATCAAGACGAGCGGCTTGTGTGCAAACGGCGCGCTCAGTTCTTTCCAGTTTTTCGGCAATCAATGAGATGGGCATCTGTCCTGCAACTTCATGCAGGAACAGGTTTTCCCACGGCTGCCAGTGATTGGCACCCATTGTTATCTCCATTGCTCGCCAAACGTGAATCCGATCTCTGCAAGCGCCTCGTCCATCTTCTCTATGAACTCCGGCACCATTTCGTTGAAATCGGACATGTACTGCGGATCCCGCTCAACGACGACGTGGTGAATACCTTCGCGCTTCATGCGCGGGTCGTAGTTGGCAAAGAACCAGGCGTCTTTACCGGTCACCCACATGCTGTACTGTACCTGGGCCATGTACGCAGACTTGATTGCTTCGAAACCGCCAAGGCGGAATTTCATGAAGTCGCGGGATGTGAACGGGCATTTCAATTCGAGGCCGAAATCGTTACTACAAAGGCCGTCAGGGGAGCACGCAGTGCGCATGCTCTCGTCACGGAACAGGATCGGAGACTCCGTGACTTTCACGTCAGTGGTGAACTCGAAAAGGGTGCGTGCGTCTTCCTCGTACTGCTTGCCCCAGGCCAGCGCCTTGGCGTTAACCTCTGGCGCTACGCCGGTGCATACCTCGGCGAGTAGGGTGTGGAAGTAGGACATTTTCATGTCTGTCCACTTGGTGCCAGATCGAGGCTTGGAAATGACGTTGTGAGCGTCAGAGGCAGTAATAACTCCGAGCCTTAATTTGGCCCATGCTTCATCACCTTGCTCTACGGTGGACACATCTATGCCGGTCCGGGCCTGGATAATTTCTGGTGTCATGCTGCCGCCTTAGCTTTTTTCTGAAGGAAGTTGAACCCTTTCTGAGCCTCTTCTTCAGTAAGCTCTGACGCCTCAAGAATTGGCCGTTTGAAGATGTCGCTGCACAGTGGGAGGAAGTCTTTCTCCCAGTCTTTATCCAGGGTCGTTAAGAGATCGGTGATCGCCTGAAGCGTTTCTTCGCTTGCTGCTGGTGGAAGCGCTTCTGTGGTGCTGCGCGGCGTGACGTCACGGATATCAACGTCCAGTGATTTGCCTTCCATTTCTTCGGCGGTAGGCTGCTGTCCAATCTCAGGCCATGCCTTACGCAACGCCTGGGCTTCCGCGCATTTCGCCAGCTGTCCGTATGGGCGCTTTTTCCACATCGCGTTCGGCGCCGTGGTGTCGCGGCCGCCGGTGGCATAGTTCTCAATCCAGTATTCTTTGGCACTGAACTCGACGATCTCGCCGCTGGGCATGCGTTTGTAGACGGTGTATTTGCACCATTGAGGGAAAGTTACTTCGACACCAGAAAGCGTCTGAGTCGTGTCTGGCCCGAACTCTGGTTCGCGGGCCCCGGCATAATCGCCGGAGCGGTCCGCCTGAATGCGGTAAAGCCCGATGCCCGGCATGACCACGTCGCGCCATTCGCTTTTACCCGTTCTTGAGTCTTTGACGCTCATCGGCACGAGGTGAACGGGCTTCAGCAACGGATCCAACTGGCGGGCACGGCAGTAATCGAGCGCCATCATTACCGATTCGTCTTTGGCGCCAGGGTAGATATTGTTCTTCAGCGCGCTCCAGGTAGCGACGTCGATGCCTTTTTCCTGCAGCGCGCCCGCCGTGATTGTTAATTCGTTTGCCATCGTTAATCCCCTCAAAAATTAAAACGGGCAGCCGGTACGGTGTTCCCAGTCGTATTCCGCCTGGGCGTAAGCAACTGCCGAAATGAAATCGTTGTAGGCCTCGCCAACTTTATCGCTGCGAAGTCCTTCGTATGGTCTGGAGTCAATCGGGATCGTGAAGTGGAAGAGGCCGGACGGCTCTTTTGGCATCATGTCGATGATTTGCTGCGCCCGGTCGTCGACCCACTTCTCTTTCTCGTCGGTGAGCTGCTGCTCAACCCAGCGCCGATCTTCGATGCGGTCGTAAGTGAGGTATGCGTTCATGGCTGAACTCCTGAAATTTGGATGTGCAGATCCCGCCCTCTGGTGACAGGCAGCAGTTGAATTGGTTAAGGGTTATTTGCCGATGGATCTGAAAATGCGTATATGGCTAGTTGATTGCTTCGTTAAGCATTTTCTCTATAGCCAGCTTGCCATCATTTATCTGAGCAACTTGCTTATCGAAGTTCTCCTGGTAGTGGGCGAGATTCTTTTCCGATGCAGAGAAGAGGCGTTCTTTGATTTTTTGTAACTCATCCATGCTGAAAACAATACCCATATTGCGGCACTTTTTGACATCATCAATGCTCAGGCCGTTACCATTGAGTTTTTCCATGGCAATGCGCTTAACACACTGCCTGGCTTCTTCAATGGTCTTGTAGAACTCAACCGTATCACTTCCCCCACTGCCATCTGAATAGCGATTTACTCGTAATGCGATATCTCCATTGGTGCTACCCAAAAGAGATAAGCACTTGATACCTTCAAAGTTTTTACGTCCATAGTAGTTGTCAATTGAAGACATAAAATCTTCAAATTTTTCAATGGAGGGCACACCGTAATCACGACGAATGGCAAATTTAACCTGCCCGGTCATTACATCTGCGAAATGGTCCAGGTCAGCATCATTGATATGATCTGAGAACGCTTTGACCTGCTTAACCATTTCTCTCCAGAAGCTTAATGTGTTCTGTAGGTTGCTAATTTCCGAGCTGATCTTCTCAATTTTCAACTTTGCATCAGCAAGGGCTTTTTCTTGTTTTGCTTTTTCACGAGACGACCATGTTTCAACTGGCTGGTCATGCAGGCTCTTTACCACAAAACGCTCGCCACCAGGGATTTCATCACCCTGTTGAGTGACAAAAACTTCCTGGACGATCGTTTCCTGATTATTCAGCGCACCAACGACAACGACCTTACGGCCGTCAGAAAGAAATTTAGTTTCCATGACAAAGTCCTTAATGGGTAAGAGGGTTGCCGTGACCGTCCAGAAGGACGTCAATCACGCAGTCACTGAGGCGGATAATCTCTGCATCGGTGTGCAGATACACCCATTTTCGCTCCTGAATGACTGCTGATACGCGATAGGTGCGACCTTCATGCATTGCCATCATGCCTGGCGTGACGCACTGGCGAATGAGCGGGGTGGTACCGTAGTGATTGATCATACCTTCACCTCAACCTGTTTCATGAGGCCAGCGATATTCATCTGTTGGCGGTTCAGCACCAGTTTTTCCCGCGGTGCCGATAGCGACGTCAGTTGCCACTCGTTATCGTTGAGCTTTTTGGCGGTGTACTGCTTGCCGTTGTGGGTGACTGTCATCATTGCAGGACAACCTTATGCCCATGCTGGACAAACTCACCCGCTTCCATGCCCACATTCAGCCAGAAGCTTAATGCCAGAAGAACGTCATCTTCGTTTTGGCAGTGGCAGGCATTAACAAATTCCTGAACCGTCTTAACTGCGAGTTTTGCCATTTCTGGCTCAGTCAGGCGTGATATTGGCTGTTCTTTGCTCATAAATCCTCTTGGCCTTATCGCGGCGAACGGAACGGTTAATACAAGACTTCTGCGCTAATGGGCGGTGGATGGCCGCCGGTTGTCATAACTAAGCCGCCTCGGTGAGGCGACTGAGGTATGAAGATTGCTTTATTACGCACCATTGCCGCTCTCCCTGAGCCCGCCGGGCGTCCGACGCATGGTTTACTGTCGCGCCGTTCGACTGACCGAATCTCCACTTCGTCGCTGGCTAACTTCGCTCAGCTGTCGATGTTTCGTTTCGATGGGTGGATAATCACATATTGTGTTTTATTGGTCAACACGAATTGTGATTAATGATGACAACAAAGCGTGTTGTTGCTGATTTGAAAGGGAATTTATTTTTTTAAATACCAGTGCTACGCTTAAAAAAACAGCAGGAGGGATGTGCATGGTTCTGGATGAAGAGCGTATAAGCATGAAAATTCAGGCGATGGGGCGGGCGGTGATGGAATTGTCACTGGCTGATTTACCCATGACCCAGCAAAACATCATCGACAAGCTGAAGCAGTACCGGAAGGAAACAGGAAACGTGATAGGGAAGGGCGTGAACAGGGATGCGGCTGAGATAGTGCGGAAAGGCTTATAGATGGTTAACGGTGTCACCAATGGTAAATCGTTTACCAAGGATGACAGCGTTTACCAGAGGGATCGGGTTGTTTACCAGCTGGCGGGGAATAGACGCCGTTAATGCCAGCATCCCATAATATTCAATTGGTTACGCTGACGTGGTGGTGGTGGTCGAATGGGGATCGGCAGACACAAAAAAACCGGCACGCGGCCGGTTTTGTTTACAACTCTCGCTTGGCTGTAATTTTTATTGGATCATTCTTCTGAGCTGATGGCACCTGCAAAGGGCTGAGTCCAGCTTTGGAACAAAGCGAAGTAACATGCTCTTTCCAATACGGCCAAGCCGCATTGTTAATTATGTCATCAGCGCTAAACTTTTCTATCTCTTCGATTGTTACAACTGAGTCTGAGTCAAAAACAACATCGTGCTGAGCTTCAATTTCGAACAGAACTTTAGATGTTTCTGGATCTTGCCCTGCTTCAGTTGCTCTTATCGAACATTGCAGCCTGAAAAGACATGCGCATCGACTTATCTTAGTTAGCTCTTCATCTTCATACTTTTCAGCAACTTGTACGCTAACAATACGGTTATTCGAGTGAAGGGTTAGATCCATGCCCTCTAACATAAAAATGTTTGTGTCAGCATCAAAAGTGAGAGAAGACTTTCTCAACAGTACATCTTTTACTTCTCTTAAAATCATAATTTACTACCTAAGGCAATCGTTTCAATCATATGCCAAGTATTATGCTGAGTTGGTTCAGACACATAATTCTGGATGACGACTTTTACCGAATCTTCAGCAGGACTTTTCGCGTATTTAAGGTGACCAGTTTTTGAAACAAGATAAGTCTTGATCATCTCTAACTCGGTAGTGCGATTGGTATACTCTACGGTGGTTACGGCTGGACAACCTTTACGGAGAAACTCAAAAGCAGCGGGAACCGAGTAAGCCGTTCTTAAAAGCTTATCCAGCGCAAATGATTGCGTAACGTCACCATTTTCATATTTAGTAAACGCGTTTTTGCCCCCACCAAAAATGATTGCTGCTTCAGATTGGGTAAGATGTAAATCCTCTCTGATTGCCTTTATCTGACCGCCTGTAAGCAATCCATCAGCTTCTCGATAAAAATCAGTCATCTGGCGTTTGTTAAATTTTGCCTGCTGAACTGTCAGAGTTTCTGAGCCACATGATTCGCAAACAGATGCATGGAACGGGACCTCTTTTTTAAAACCCTCAAACTCCCTGAGGATTTTGGTTTTCGTTTCATGCAACCCTTCATCCCCGCATATTGGGCAGAGTGAATAACGTTTCATGATTTGTCCTTAGTTTTCAGTTGATTCATGCAATGAAATGACTGCTACCGTGTTTCCAGAGTCTAAAAGGCATACTTTTACGTATAACATAACTGTGCACTCGCAACGTTCGTGGGGTATGTACAATTGCGCAGGCACTACATAAGCATCACATGCAAATAGTCCTTTCGGAGCGTTACCATTGCACCACTGTGAGTTGATGTATCGCCCACCTTTTAAGGCTAGTTCTACGTATGTACGAACATCCCCCAGATCCACACGATGAAGTGCTAAAAAATCATTTGTCTTATGTGTAACAGAGTTTACTTGGCACCTTGCTAACTCCGCC